CCTTCTGTGAGATGATCCACGGCCGGGAGTTCGAGGTCAGCTGGGCCCGCGAGCTGATAGTGGACGCCCTGGAGGCCGACGACCCTCAGGATCTGAGGACGCTGCACCCGTGGCCGAAGCAAACGAAGGCGGCCGTGGCTGAGTACGGAGAGATGTCCTCGGAGGAACTGGCTGATCTCGGGTACTTCGTCCCTCCGTTCCACCCAGGTTGTCGGACCATCTGCACGAGGGTGGACTCTAAGGTGCAGAGCGTGCAAGTGCCGGACGTGACGTCGTACAAGGACTATTCGCTTCGACTGGACAGTGCTCTTGGTGCTGGCTTCAAGGCTCCAGTAGAGGAGCTGTCCAGGTTGGAGATGGCTGAGGTGTCTAGGCAGAACGCTGCTGTAGCTCGGTATGTGAAGAAGACGGAGGCGCAGTGGAAGCAACTTAGCGACGAGCAGCGTCAGGCGGTCGTGGACTACACGTCCAGCACCGAGGGGGTGCATCCGTTTTTACTCGGCCAGGGTAAGTACCTGGGGGGGGATTGGGCTGACGCAGTCAAGAGACGGGTAGATAGGCTGGATTCTGCTCTGTCGTTGATGAGGCTGCCAGACGATTTCGTCCTGTATAGGGGGGTTGATGCGGACGCACTAGGCGTGCATGGTGTGGACCTGCGGGAGCTTGTAGGGAGGGAGTTTCGGGACCCACTGTTTGGATCCACTTCGCTAGACCTCCCGGTGGTGATTAGTGAGTTTCTGACTGGAGGTCGCTTGTTGTTGCGGATTCGGGCTAAGAAGGGGTCGACCGGAGGGGTGTTGATGTCTAATGACAGGACGATGGTGGCCAGCGAGCTAGAGGTGTTGCTTCCCAGGAACTCAAGGTACAGGATTATCGGGACGTCTTCGATTGATGTGTCTGGAAGGCCTGTGCAGGTGCTGGATGTGGTGTTGCTGTGAACTACAAGTTCGTGGCCCAGAAAGTGGTGTTCCTGGTGAATAGCTGTCAGACGTGTGCCCATCGCTTCCCGACCGACGCCGGCAGGTGCGATGCTTTCCCCGGAGGGATACCGGGTGAAATCCTGGATGGTCTGAACCTGCACCGGGAGCTGTACCCAGGTGACCGTGGGATCAGGTACGAGCCTGTGGTGCGACCGACGGTCGCGCTGTAACGGCCGGAAGTTCTGGAATGGGGCTGTTCGCTCTGATAGTGTTGGTCACGAGATGGCTGACTGGTTCAGTGCGTGCCCGAGGTGCGGCGATGGCCGCTACGTCGAGTACGACGATGAGCTGGACCAGTGCGGGCAGACCTACCTACCGGCGAGGACCAGGCAGTGCGCTGAGTGTGGATATCGGCAGACGGAGCGCGTGTTGGGCGAAGTGTACCGTGTGCGCCGTGTGAGGTTGCCGAGTGGATAGGTGTTGCAACTGATTGCGGCTGGCCTTGAAGTGTCGTATCTTGTCGTCGGTGAACAAGGTCACTATCAAGAAGGCTGACGATCAGAGACTCGTGTGGGGAGAGGTCTACGCGCCGGACAGGCCGGACGTCCACGGCGAGTTCATGTCTGCCGCGGATATCCAGGAGATGGCGTACGACTTCATGCGGCGCATGATGCAGCAGGAGGTCGACGTCCAGCACAGCCACAGGGCCGTACCCAACGTCGTGGTGGTGGAGTCGTTCATCGCCCGGGAGGGCGACCCTGACTTCATCCCCGGGTCGTGGGTGGTCTGCTGCCACGTGGATGACGATGCCACCTGGGAGAAGGTCAAGAGCGGTGAGCTGAACGGGTTCTCGGTCGAGGCCCTGGTCTACAAGGAGGACCAGGAGGTGGAGCTGGAGATCCCGAACCCGCTGACCGGGTCGACCCAGGAGTCGCATGGGCACGCCCATAAGTTCGAGGTCAAGTTCGATGACCAGGGTAGCCTGATGGGCGGCACCACCGACCTTGTTAGGGGGCACGTCCACGCTATCAGGGACGGGACGATCACGGAGGAGTCCTCCGGACATAGGCACCGGTTCTCGTCTGTGGATGGCATCACGTTGGCTAGCGGTGTCTGAAATTGATTGCAGGCAGATTGCCCTTGTAGTGGTCGGCACGTGTCGTGTACAACTAGGTGAGCGATGCGGCTCAAGGTTCGCATGAAGCAGCTTAAGGAGGGTGAGGTGCAGCGCCTCTCCCTGGTGCGCCGGGCCGCGAACATGATCCCGTTTCGAATCCAGAAGGCAGCAGAGGGAGAGCACATGCTGGACCTGACCTCGATCCGAAGGCTGGTAACGAAGTCGGACAGGCCGGTGGTCTCGGCCGTGGTGGTGATGAGGCGGGACGGGGTCGACCTCGGCGCGGTGAAGGAGGCGATCCAGAAGTCTGGCTTCTCGGTGGCCGATCCGGTGGAGAACCCGGATGGGTCGATCGTCTTCGGACAGGTTCCGGACCCGGAGGTCGACGCGCACGTAGTCAGGATGAGTGACAACCTCGTTCTGGTGATGAAAGGGTGGGACCCGTACGCCTCGAAGATGCAGTCGTTCTCGGAGCAGCTGGGGACCGACGGCTACTACGACGGGTTGATGACAGGCACCAACGCGCTGCGCGAGGTGGTCCGCAAGTGCGTGACCAGTGCGCGGGACCACGACGAGATGCGGTCGCTGGTGAAGAAGGCGCTGGACGACTTCTACGACTATGCTCTCGGACTGTCCGATTCCATCCCGCCGAGTGCGAATATGGTGGATGAGGCTCTGGGTGCGATGCAGCCGGTCCAGAAGGCCGCTGCGGAGGAGGTGAAGGTGAGCCCCAAGGAGGAGACCGTGGACCACGACAAGACCAATGCACCTGAGAAGGTGGGGGACGAGAAGAAGGTGGTCGAGAAGGCCGCCGAGGCCGAGAAGCCTGGGGTGAAGGTCGAGGGCAAGACTCCCGAGAAGTCCGCCGAGGCGGCCGCGGAGAAGGTCGAGAAGGGGGCGGAGAAGCCGGCCGAGGAGAAGCCCGTGGCGGCCCCGGCCCCGTCGATCGACCCCATGGCCAAGGTCCTGGAGGCGATCACAGGCCTGGTGCAGAAGGTCGAGCTGGTCCAGAAGGCTCAAGAGGAGCATGGCAAGCGCCTCGACCAGGTGTCCGCCAACCTCACCGGCAAGGTCCAGGAGGTGGTCGAGAAGGCCGCCGAGGCCGAGCGCAAGGCAGCCGATGCCCAGGGCAGGGTCCGTTCGACCGTTAATGCGCTGCCCACAGCTTTCGACCAGGCCCCAGTCAGGCGGGTCGTGGAGAAGTCGGATGACGACGGCCCTGGGCCCCACGGGGAGGGCTACTGGGACTCGGCACTTGCTTCCAGGGGAAGGTTCTAGTACAACCACAGGCGACGGAGCGCCAGAGCTGTCTGTGACAGGAACGGAGAGGAAGATGCCACTGACGAACAAGCAGCTGATCGAGAAGGCGGACCTGGCGCTGGCCGACCTGGCGACCGCCGGGAAGCTGAACCCGGAGCAGACCAACCGGTTCGTGCGGAAGCTGATCGAGTCGCCGACGATCATCCGCAGGTGTCGGACGGTGGCCATGACCAGCCCGGACATGAACATCAACAAGATCGGGTTCGGGTCCCGCATCCTGAAGCCGGCGACCAGCGCTACGGCGCTGTCGTCCGGAGACCGCTCGAAGCCTGACCTCGGCAAGGTGCAGCTGGCGAGCAAGGAGGTCATGGCCGAGGTCTGGATCCCGTACGAGGTCATCGAGGACAACATCGAGCAGGCTGGCACCGGCGGGGCGGCCGACGTGTCCCCTGGCGGCATCCACCAAACCATCGTCGACCTGATCGCGGAGCGCGCCGCGCTCGACCTGGAGGAGCTGCTCATCCAGGGCGACACGGCCTCCGGCGACACGTACCTCGCCGTGATGAACGGCTTCCTGAAGCTGTCTACCTCGAACGTGGTTGCGGTCGGTGCGGCTTGGTCGAAGGACGCGGTGAAGGCTGGCGTGAAGGCGATGCCTGATCGGTTTCTTCGCAACCGGGCAGCGATGGTGCACTGGGTCGCGGTGGACAACGAGACCGAGCTGCGCGACCAGTTCGGCAACCGGCAGACGGCGATGGGCGATGCTCAGGTCCAGGGCAACCTGCCGCTGTACGTCTTCGGCTCCCAGGTCCAGGGCGCCTCGAAGATGCCGGCCGCGAATGGCCTGTTCACCGACCCGATGAACCTCATCTTCGGGATCCAGCGAAACATCCAGATCGAGTACGACAAGGACATCCGCACCCGTGTCTTCGTCATCGTGCTGACCTGCCGGGTGGCCTGCAACATCGAGGAGGAGCCGGCGGTCGTCAAGTACACGACCATCAGCTAGTCGTTCGGCGAGGGTGACGCGTGGAGGGCATGGGCGGCCGACAGGTCGCCCTTGCTCTTTGGGGCCGGTGTGGTACCGTAGTCGGGCCGCCTGCAACTGGTTGCAGGCAGAACACCAGGAGGACATCGCATGGCAGTGACGAACAAGGCCGTCGACAAGGTGGAGGCGTCGCCGGAGAAGAAGATTGACGTCGAGCTGTGGGCCCATGAGCGGTTTGTGGGGGACGTCTTCGGGACCGGTCTGGCGCTGTACCAGCGTGGCCTCAGGTACTCAGTGACGCGAGAGCAGGCTGACGCGTTCCTCGCGTTCAGGAGTGAGGGACAGTGTCCCTTCCGGGTGTACAGGGCGCCGAAGGCGAAGTCGCAACCTGGCGACGAGGTCGAGGTGTCCTCTCTCCCGAGGTCCGTCACGAAGCCCGGGAAGAAGTCGGACACCGGCGCGGAGATCCCCACGGTGAAGGGTGACAAGATGTCGCTCACGACGTCGGAGGAGGAGAAGGAGCTGTTTGGGGAGGGTAGCGAGAAGTCCGGCGTGGCGGAAATCTAGCTGGACGGGGTGGCCATGCGGCTGCTGGTCTCGGTGACGGACTACGAGTTGAGGGCCGGGATTGGGACGCTCCCTGCGGCCCGGGACACGCTTGAGTCGGCCATTAGGGCAGCGCAGCTGCGGGTCGAGCAGGCCATAGGCACGCAGCTCCTGCTGAAGACCGGGAACCTCGACGTGTTTCTGCTCGATCCGACGGTGACGGCCGGGGTGGTGCCGAACGGAATGTTCCGGTTGCGGCTGAGGAACAGCCTTGTGAGGACTGTCCCCGCCGTCGAGGTGCTGTGTGGAGACGACGTGGTCGACCCCCTCCAGTTCACCGAGGTGGTCGAGGGGTACAAGCTGGACGCCGACAGG